GCGGCGATCCAGGAAACTCAAGCAAAGCAACGTAAGTTAGAGCGCAGTGCTGCAGGACGGTCTAGTACTATCTTAACCGGACCTACTGGCATTAGCACCATGGATGAAACAACAAAGAAGAAAACATTAGGTTCTTCATCTTTACTAGGCGGTTAATGTGGATAATCCAAAGGATCTGGTAGCAGTCATTACTGATCGGTTAGGTAAACTAACCACGATTAGGTCACCATGGGAAACCTTGTGGCAAGATTGTACTGATTATGTAAACCCAAGGCGTGGTGACTTTAATGCCATGCGCTCGCAAGGTGACCGTACTCGGTATGATCGTGTGTATGACTCAACAGCTCCTTTGGCTAATGAACAATTAGCAGCTGGCCTTCATGGTTATTTAACAGCACCCTCAGAGCAATGGTTTGGGTTGCAAGTTGAAAAGCGCATTGATGACGTTGATGATCCTACAAATCTTTGGTTACAGAACGTAACTGAGATCATGTTCCGTGAGGTGTTTCATTCACCATCGTCTAACTTTGGTTCCATGGTGCATGAACTATACATTGACTTAGGTGCCTATGGTACTGCAGTGATGTATGTTGAAGATCGCCCTGGTAAACCAATTAACTTTAGAACCTATCACCTTGCTGAATGTTATATCTCTGAATCACCAGAAGGTATCATTGATACGGTCTATCGTAAGTATAAGCACACAGCAAGACAGTTAGTACAGTTGTATCGTGATAAACTTCCTGAAAAGTTTATTGAAAAAGCATACAAAGAACCACACGCTGAGTTTACTTGCATCCATGCAGTAGAACCGCGTGACACCTTTAATCCTGACTCTGCCCTTGCCAAGGACATGCCTTGGATGAGTGCTTACGTCTTAGAAGAAGAAAAGATTCTGCTTGATGTTGGCGGGTTTAAAGAGTTTCCATACATGGTACCGCGGTGGACAAAGACAGCCGGTGAGGTATACGGTCGTTCACCATCCATGACAGCTTTGCCTGATATTAAGATGGTCAATGAGATGAGTAAGACCGTTATCAAGGCGGCGCAAAAAGCTACTGATCCACCACTCATGGTTCCTGATGATGGCTTCATGCTGCCATTGCGCACCATCCCAGGTGGTCTTAACTACTACCGGTCAGGTACCCAAGATACCGTTAAGCCATTGATTGAAGGTTTAAGACCCGACATTGGCTTAGACTTTATTGAATCTAGACGTCAGCATATCTTAAAGACTTACCACGTAGACTGGATGCAGATGCGTGAAGGTCCTAGCATGACGGCTACCGAGGTATTGCAGCGGCAAGAAGAACGTATGCGGTTGATGGGACCAATGGTTGGTCGCTTACAAACCGAGTTCCTAGGACCCTTGATCGATCGCGTCTTTAATATTATGAATCGTCGGCGTATGTTACCACCTGCACCTCCCATGGCGCAAGGTCGTATGCTACGCATTGACTATGTATCACCAGTTGCTCGGGCTCAAAAGACACAACAACTATTTAGCTTTACTAGGCTGCTAGAAACCTTAGTGCCACTGGCTAACGTTAAACCTGAGATCTTTGATAACCTTAATGCTGATGGTACAGTACGGTGGGCACATCGCTTGTTAGATGCCCCGCAAGAAACTTTGCTATCTACTGAGGAAGTGGCTAAGATTCGCGAAGGCCGTGCCCAACAGCAACAACAAATGCAAGACGTGGCAACTGGCCGTGAACTTGCAGCAACCGCTAAAGATGCAGCCAACGCCGCAGCTGTAGCCCCTGGTTTGGGCGAGCAACCACCAAATCAAGGAATTGATCAACAAACAATGGGACCAATGCAGTGAAATCACAAGACTTAATGAAACTGCATGACTCGTATAAAATGGTTTTTTCCACGCCTGATGGCGAACGCGTATTAGAACATCTATGTAAGATTAGTTTTCTTTCTGATACAAGTTACGTAGCAGGTGATCCTTATGAGACCGCGCACCGTGAAGGTCAGCGTCGTCTTGTACTTAGCATCTTGCGGTTTTTGGAAAGAGACCCAAGACAAATCTTGAAACAAATGGAGGCAATGCAAAATGAGTGAAGTAGACACAGGGTCCGTAGTAAATGATGGTGGCGCATCGACTGCAGCAACCATCGCAGCGGGCAGCTCGAGTGGTTCTATCGATTGGCGGGCAGCTCTCGATGAGGGCTTACGTTCTGATCCTACTCTAGCTGATATTAAGGATTTAAACGGTCTGGCAAAATCTTATGTACATGCTCAGCGCATGATTGGTAAAGATAAGCTAGTCATTCCAGGCGAAGGAGCTGATCCTACTGAGTGGGATTCGTTCTACGAGAAACTAGGAAGACCTCAAGATGGTAAGTACAACTTAGATCCTAAGGGTATTATCCCTGAGGATATGCCATTTCAACCAGAAGCAATTGATCACTTTAAGAAAGTGTTTCATGAAGCCGGCCTGTCACAAAAGCAAGCCGAAACCGTATTTAAGAACTACATGCAGTTTGCCGGTGAACAACATACTGCGATGATGCAAACCGGGCAACAACAGCGTGAGCAATGGGTTAATGACGTCAAAAAAGAATTTGGCAAAGCATACGACCAAAAGATTGACCTTGCTGTAAGAGCCGTTGATACCTTTGGCGGCGAGGATATGAAGAAGTGGCTCAATGAAACTGGACTTGGTGACAATCCAATGTTTATCAAAGTCTTTGCTAAGATCGGTGAGAAAATGCAAGAGTCATTGACTCAGCCAGGACAAGCCGGGGGCTTTACATTAACGCCTGATGCAGCCCGCCAAGAGATTGCGCGTATGCAGCGAGATGAAAAGTTTATGTCGGCGTATTTAAGTCCAGCCACTGAAGGTCATGCTGAAGCCGTTAAGAAGATGCACGAACTTTATGGGTTTGCGTATCCGGAAGAAGTCGGATCTTAAAAAAGTTTAACTAGTGTACAGTTTTACTGTATTATGCTAGTAACGGGCAACCCGAAAGGGTCCGGCGGTGTCGCCTAGCCATAAGGGTATGTAGGGGTCCGTTTGGGCAACCTCTGCGAGCATTGTATTTAACTTTAACTGATATAAGGAGGACGTATGTCCATTCAAATTACTACAGCATTTGTACAACAGTACCGTGCTAACGTAGAACACCTTGTTCAGCAAAAAGGTTCACGCTTGCGCCCACTCGTTCGCGCTGAATCTCAGAACGCTGAATTTGACTTCTATGATCGTATTGGTGCTACATCCGCCCAGGAAGTTACTGGCCGTCATCAAGATACCCCGTTGATCAATGTTCCGCATGATCGTCGTCGCGTTTCTTTGCGCGATTTCGACTGGGCAGATCTCATTGATCGTACAGATCGTATCCGCATGTTGATTGATCCGACCTCACCTTACAGCCAAAACGCTGCTTATGCACTAGGCCGCAAGATGGATGAGATCATTCTTGATGCTGCTTTTGGTTCTGTTTACACTGGTAAAACCGGTTCGTCAGTTGTATCGTTTCCAAATACTCAACAAGTTGCCGTTGATTATGTAGAATCTGGTGCAACTGCTAACTCTGGTTTGACCATTGCTAAACTACGCCGGGCAAAGCAAATCCTAGACAAAAACGAAGTAGATCCTACAGAACGTCGTTACATTGCTATGACAGCAAAACAAATGAATGATTTGTTAAGAACTACTGAAGTTACTAGTGCAGACTACAACACTGTCCGCGCTTTAGTTCAAGGTGAGCTTAATAGCTTTATGGGATTTGAGTTTGTACGCACGGAATTAGTTAGAACTAATGCTTCTAGCCATCGTCGTTGCGTGGCATGGGCACAATCGGGGTTGTTGCTAGCTGTTGGTAGCGACATTACTGTCGATATTGGTCCACGCCGTGACAAGCGCAATTCCACCCAAGTCTACGTTTCTGCTTCGTTTGGGGCAACCCGGATGGAAGAAGAAAAAGTAGTCGAAATCATTTGTGCTGAATAAGGAGAACAGACATGGCTACTTTTAATTCTACTGAGTACGGCAATAATGTTGCAGTACCTCCTGTCATGAATGATGCATGTGATGAACACGGTCGCGTTCGCGTTGCTTCGTTTACATATACACAATCTGGCGCAGGTACAGCCGGTGATAATGTTCTTTTAACTTCGCTTCCAGGCGGCACAGTTCGGGTATTGCAGATCTCTGTAACTTACTCGGCCTTTGGCGCTGCGCGCACGTTAAAAGTCGGACATACTGGTTACACATCTATTGCTAATGCAACAGTTGCCGCCAATACTACTGCTTTCTTGGCGTCTACCTCCATTGCTTCTGCAGGAACTACTACTTCTGACATTACGTCTAAATGGACAAGTCGCGAAGGTATGGTAATTTCTGGATTAGTTGAGGGTGGTACACTCCCTGATGCAGCAACAATCAACGGTTACATTTTGTACGCGATTGATTAAGTAGTAAATGCAGCAATTTAGGGGGTCGGGTTCACGTGCCTGATCCCCTTCTTTACTTAGGAGCTTGACATGGCCACATCAGACATTGATATCGTTAATCGAGCATTAACAATGCTTGGTGTAGATCCCATTAATTCGTTGTCAGACTCAACTAAAGCCGCAAGTACGGCAAATCGATTATTTAATGACACCCGTGCAGCAGTGTTTAGAGGCCATCCATGGAACTGTTTAATTAAACGGGCTTCATTACCACAAGAAGCGCAAGCGCCAATATATGGATATGCTTATGCTTTTACGTTACCGGCCGATTTTTTACGTTTACTTAGCATTGAAAATAACCTAGGTAAATACAGCATTGAAGGCAAAAAGATTCTCTATGATGATGAAATCTTGCAGATTACCTACATTGGTTTAATTACCGATGTTATTACTTACGATACCTTGTTGATTGACGCCTTAGCAGCTAGATTAGCAGCAGATATGGCGCACCCATTACTACAAAGTACCGAAGCTATGGAGCGGATGTATAACTTGTATGAACTAAAACTTCGTGAAGCTAAGTTTGTTGATGCGCAAGAAAATGCGCAAGATGTACTTGATACCGATTACTGGTTAGATTCTAGAACCGGCGTCACACCTAGCTGGATCTCGACCCCACCGAGGTATTAATGGCTAAAAGCACTCCGATTCAGACTAACTTTACTGGTGGTGAAATTAGTCCGCGGCTGCATGGCCGTATTGACCTTGCCAAGTATGGATCAGCGTTAGAGCGCTGTGAAAACTTTCTTATCTTCCCGCACGGAGGTATGACTAAACGGCCAGGTACTAGGTTTATTGCTAGTACTAAAGTTACAACGGCGGTAAAATTAATTCCATTTATCTTTTCAACCACCCAATCCTATGTTTTAGAATTTGGGAATTTATATGTTCGTTTTTACCGTAATGAAGGTCAGTTATATAACGGCGGTAGTATTTATGAGATCGCCACACCCTATACAACAGCCGATCTTGATGGATTAGATTTTACGCAATCAGCAGACATCTTATAC